CTTGCGGTTTTGGCAGAAGTAAGTTTCTTCTTCATACCTTTCATCCTCGCACAAAAAGACGCTCTACGCTTGTTGCCTTTTTTCTTACTTGGTGCTTTTAGATCTGAACCAGGATTCTCACGCTCATAGGACTTACGACCCTTTTCATTTAATCCACCAGATTTATTTTTACCTGCTTTCTTTGTCCAAGCAGCACCTTCTTCAATAAATTCAAAATCATCTCTCCATGAATAACTTTCTTTCTTATTACCCCAATTAGCAGCACCTACTTTACGGCACTTAACAAGAGCACCAGAAGCATAAGCACTTGGCCAAACAGAATACCTTGATTTCACTTTCTTATAGCAAGCATCCTTTTCACCCTTGCCTTCTTTCATTGCCTTCTTAATGGCTTTATCTTTAGAACCTAGATACTCTTCCTTTCCAGATTCAACTTTACCATCACCATCATAATCTTTTTTTGCTTTCTTTTCTTCTTCTTTTACGCAATTAGGAACTACTTTCTTTCCTTTCTTTTTCATTCCTTTCTGAGTATATCCATCCCAACACTTCTCCTTGAAGGTTCTTCTAAACAGTTGATCGATAGTTTCTTCAGTAGCCACGTTCTTTGCCTTTCCTTTACGATTTGGATTAGGGTCTTGTTTATTTTTACGTCTAAAAGCTGCCGCTTCCTCATCCTTATTTAGATCCCGTTTCATTTTACTGGAACCACACTTAGGTTTGGTCTTTTGACCTGGTTGCTTTGCACAAGGTTTACCTGAGTATTTGCCACCCATCTGAACCCAACCCTTCTTACCATCAGAAGACTTAGATTTATTAAACCAATCGTGTAACGAACTATCTCCTGATTTGTTTGCCATTTAGAGATCTACCTTTCTTGTTGGACTAAATTCTTTTCCATCACCAAAGAAAGTCGAAGTTTCTGTAAATCCAAAATCATCACCTGGTGGGATTAATGGATCATCAAACTGATCAATTTGACTATCTTCATTATAGTCTTTCTTCGCTTTAGCAGCGACTGTATATCTTTGCTCACGCTTTGCTGTTTGTGGATTACTATCTGAATAGTAATCAACCTGAACCTTACGAATAAGACCCTCTGTAGAATCAGCAATAGGTCCAAACATATAAGTCTTAGCAGTAAAATTCAAAGTGTAAATCAATGCTCTTCTGGTTTCAAAATTACCTTCATAATCATCTGTAAATGTGATGCTATCTAACACCATAGGAACATCTCTTTTCTCTCCAATAGATTTTGCTAAATCGATTGTTAATGTAAAACCTGGTTGAAAGAATGGTAAAATCTGTTCCAAGATCTGCATAGAATCATCTTGGAGTTTTGTAAGAATATTTAACTCAAATCCCAAATTATATGGAACAGGCATAAAAACCTTCTTTAATTTACCACCTTCTTTTGCTTTAAATGTTTGTGTGATACCTGCTTTCCTAGATGGATCATATTGAATATTATTAACTTCAAATGACATTCTAGGTAATGATATTTGAACTGCCTTATTTAAATCTGGTTGTTGTTGAATTCTTGCTAAAAATTTCTGTTTAGGTCCATATGAAATGGGTACTTTAATATCGCTAATGTCTTTTCCCGTAGCATCTTGATGTCTAACATGAACCTCATTAAAGAGAGTTCCAAAAGAGATAACAGTTTTTCGTATTATTTCGTGATAAAAATAGGTTCCTAACATTAAAAATTACCAAAGGGATTTGATTCAGTGAAGTCTAAAATATCGTCGCCAAATGATTCAAACTCGTCACCATCATTATATTTATCATTAGCATCATCGGAATTATATGTAGCAACTGAATATTCTGCACCAGAAGTTTTTCCAACAATAATTTCACCAACAAAGAATCCTTTTACAGTTCCTCCAATACCAACATTACTTATTTGCAAAATCTTACTATCTTGATCCCAAGATTTAACTCTTGCTTGAGTAAAGGATCTAGATCCTTCTATAACTTCGTTGAATAGGAAAGTACCAATACCAGATATGGAAGGTGGTGAGGCAACAGTTACATTTGGAGTGTTAACATATCCACGTCCTGGATTACCAATATAAACTGATTTAATAGTTTGATCAGATCCTGCTAAACCTATAGATGATATTCCAACAGCAGTTGTTCCTGCACCAGGTCCAGCAACTGTTATTGTTGGTTCCGTTCCATATCCAACACCACCATCAATAACGTTAAAGTTAACAACACCTTGATAAACAGTTTCTATAGAACAAGTTGCAGCAGCACCAATTCCACCGCCACCAGAAATAGTAATAGTCGGTGGAGTATTATAACCAGCACCAGCACTTGTTAATAATATCTTTTCAATAGAGGTAATATTTGCTCTAGTCGTTAGAATACCAACTGCTCTTGCTGGTGTATTTGATGGAGAATCTGAGAATGTTATAATTGGCGGTGAAGTAAATCCTGATCCATCATTATTGAGGAATATTTCTCTAACATACCCAGTACCAATAGATGCTGCTACTTGAGCAGTTCTTCCTATACCAACTAAATTTAGTGTAGAAATATAACCATCATCTTGAACTTGAGTATCAATAATACCAATAGAAGTATCAATAACTTCATCCTCATATTCAAAGAGTTCACATTTAAGTTGATAAACATAGTTTTTACCTAATTGGTAAAATGGATCTTCATGTTCTACAAATTTAACTTCAAATAATCTCTCACCTAAAGGAAAGTATACTAAATCACCTTCTCTAGGTCTAGTAGCAAGTATAATTTCTTCATTACCTCCAGGACCATCATCCAATCCTGCCATAAAAGGTGATATGAAATCCTCAAATCTTTCTTTTGAAACAGTAAGAGTAACTTCATCCCTTATACTCATTCCAAATTTAGTTAATACATCACCTTGACCACCATATCCTTCATAGGTGTTAACATATGCTTCTATAGCAAAATTATCATCAAATTTAGAAGATTGAACTTCTTCTATAATTGATTTTGTATTTACATATTTTCTTGGAATATAAGTTACCTCAACACCATAAATCTTTAGATGCTCATTTATAAGATCTTGTGTTAATCTTTGTTCTGAGGAAGAACCTTGAAGAAAATAAGGATTTAATGCCATTTTACATTAACCCACAAAATCATAAGGAGGCAATTCGTATTCAGATGCCATTCTTGATCTTAAACCTTCTATCTCTCTTTCAGCATCGTCAAAAATCTCTCTACCATTAAGTTCTATACCACCTGGTAATTTAACTCCACGGAATTTGATTAAATTTTGTCCCCACTGTCTCTTTATGAGAGCAGTAAGATACAATTTGAGAAAAGGGTCATTAAAAACTTGAGTAAAAGATGTTGGATCTAATGCTCTGTAACAATCAAGAACTAGGAAATTATCAAGCGATTCTGCACCCCAATCTATATCCAAATATAATCTATCTTGTCTCTTATTAAATCTTACCTGTTTATCAGTTGTTAATAGGAAATCAATATCTTCCAAATACGATTTAACCATAGCATACTGAAGTAATTCTACGGAATTAAAATTATAAAGATCATTCAAAAATAACTGATATTTAATACTAAACATTCCACCTGATATGGTGCTAGTATCAAATTTAAAAATCTTTTCTACGCCAACTACAGAATCTGGAACCTGTAAGAAATTAGAAGTCTCATACCAACTACTTGTTGTAGTTCCGTAACCTGCTATATTTGTGGAAGTAGCAGTTGTAGTTACAATACCAACTCCATCTGTACCTTTTGCTCTACCTCTATCTAAATCTGCTTGAGTAATCTTATACTTAAGATACATCCTTTCAACACCGTCAAAGTGTCTCTCGTTGAACAGTTGTATTGCATCATCGACTAAATCATCTATTTGATCATCGTCAACGTTGATCTCCAGCACAGGAGCACCCAGTTTCCTTAAGCAGTAATCTATAAGTTGTTGTCTACTTGCTGGTTTTGCCATATCTTCTAATCAGTTTTCTTAGTCTTTTTCAGTTTTTGAATTTCTTCTTGTAAAGTAACAATTTCCTGTTGAAGGACTTTTGTTTCTTCTTCAAAATCATTTTTTAAAGTTTGCAATTTTGCTTCCAAAAGTACATTTTGATTTAATGATTGTGCCAATTTACCATTATATAAACTCACAAGAACATTAACATCAACGTCACCATTATTTTGTTGTTGCATAATCTTTTAGGTTAGAAAGTACCCCCATCAAGTGTTGAAGACCAGTGAGGCTTATTAGTATATATCACAGAAACTGATGATGGAATTACTGATAGATTTTCAACAGCACCATTTTGCCCCTCTCTTCTAATATTGTAAGTATTGGTGAAAGTTCCCTCAACACCAATTAAGTCAATTGAATTTCCATTAGATACAGGACTTTCAACAACACCGTAAGCACCACTAGTATCCTGCCTAACAACATCACCAGCATTAAGAGTTACTGTAGATGGTAAAGGTAGAGTGTTCTTAGTAACAGCAGTTAGGATCTGCTTAGATGTTACTATAGGAGCAGCTGGATTATTAGTTGAGGTCTGTAAACCATTCTCATCAAAGTATACAGCACCATTAGCATTATAATCAGCAGTCTGGTAGTAGATACCTTTGATATCTAAGAAACCTCTTGTTCCAGATACTGTGTTACTTGCTGTACCTGCATCTGGAACGTATGTCCAAGATCTTGCAGGAGCATTACTTCCGCTATTTGTATCTGCATCTACATAACCAAAGAAACCAGTTTTGTTATTTGCAGTACCAATACCAGTATTGTACTTAAATGCTATACCACGATCTGTATTAGTATCGTAAGCATGAGTAATTGTTAATTCTGAAGTTGTTGTAATACCAGCAGAAGTACTTCCCTGAATAGTAATAACTTTATTTGTAGTATTAACTTCAGTAACTGTTGTTAATCCAGAGTTTGGAAGTGATGCATGACCACTTACAACGTCACCAGTATTAATACCAACAACAGAATCAATTGTAATTGTACTAACACCAGTTGTAGCTGGAGCAGTAACTACTCTAGAACTCGTAACATCACCAATAACAAATATTGGATCATTAACTGTTACTGCAGTTGAGTTAACTGAAGTTGTTGTACCATCGATTTGTAAGTTACCTTTGATGATAACATCACCTTCATTACTTAAACCATCTGGATATGGGTCAATAAACAGTTTGTCACCAGCACCACTTACGGTAGAAATTATATTATCTTCAATCTTAACTTTACCAAAATATGATGAAGTTTGAACATTTAATGGGGTAGTAAACTTAACTTGCTTACCAGTAGGACTGGATACTACTAACTCATCATTACCATCTTCATCATATTCAAATTTAACATCCTTATCAGAACCAAATGAGAATGCTGTATCATCAGTAACAGCAAATTCACCAGTTCCATTAGTAGCAAATATTACATCACCATCTGTATCTGTAGATGATAGAGTCCTACCATCCATTCTAAGATTATCTACATTCCACTGATCAACTTTTCTATTATTATCAAGAACAGCAACTATACCACCATCACTATTTCTTGTATTTACAACACCATTAACCGCACCTGGTTGATGGTCCATCATAGAAGTATAATAATGTCCTCCTACTGAGAACACATTACTTCCATCATCACCGACAAATATTCTATCTTTATATTGATTTACTCCACCGTAACTGCCGATACCAGTTACATAGCCCATTTCTCCCCAATTTAGGCTGGCAGGTTTGTTAGTACCAGAGGATCGTTTGATCCTAATAATGCTAGCCATTTAAAAATTTCCCCCGTTGATGTCTAAATTCGAGTCTGTTCCAGGTGTCAAAGACAATGTGGCATCCCATTTTTGAGTTGCTCCATTATAAACTAAGACCATTCCATTAAGTAGGTTCGCAGCATTTACGTCGCTAAGTTCAGCTAAGGAGAGTCCTTGGGCTCCAGCAAGTGAAGAAATAACCTTAACGGCGTTTTTTTGCCCTACTCTGACCTTAATGTCTGCCATTTATGTAAGCAATTCAAGAATCTATCTATTATTTATGTT